TAGCTTTTTGTGATATCCGTGTAAGCCTCTGTATAAATTGAAAAATTCTGTAAAATATCGTCGGATATGATCCTTCTGCCCACCTCCAGTTCCCCCATAAATCGGGGCGAAAGAAAATGCCTTTGCTGATTGTCTCATTTCTTTGGTGACATCTGCTACAGAACATTGGTTGATAATACTGGCAGTTTGCTTATGCAAATCCTTACCGCTTTTCACATCTGCAATAATCTGCTGATCTTGGCTCAACTCCCCGCATACGACTAGTTCAAGCCCGGAATAATCAGCTTCAATGATCGTACCGTTTGCAAAGCGACTAATCATAGCCTTGCGGATCGGGAAACCTCTTTTTGGCATGTTCTGCAGGTTAATATTTGATGAACTCAAACGCCCGGTTGCAGTGATGCACTGATTGAAATTTGTGTGCAGTATACCGTCAGGGCGGGTCCAGTTTTTTATGCCATCAACAAAAGTATCTAGATATGTGGTGACTGCATTTAGCCGACTAATTTTAGTAAGGAACTCAACTGCTACAAGATTGTTTTTATCTCTGGCTTGGGTGATCAGAGTTTGGATAGTAGTCTTGTCAGTTTTATAACCGTTGATGCTGGCATACGAAGAGTTCTCCGGGTTCAGCTTCAGCCCTGCAATAACCCCGGTGCTTTGGTAAATAGCCCCGGCACCATCACATGTTTGGCATTTAGTTGGGTTTTTATAGGGATCACCCTGTATGCGGTATTTCTTGCCATTCCGTTGCCGGGTAATCTGTTTGTATTTCTGTATAGTGCCTCTGCCCCCACAATCCGGGCAGCAAATGGCTACCGTCTTTTTAATTGTTCTAGTGGTGGTTCTAACCGCATCAATAAATTGAGATCGGTTCTGGCGAGGTGGCATCAAGGGCTTACCATTCGGCTGCATACCGATGTTCCAAACCCGTTGATGCAGATGCCGGTCAATCACTTCACGGCTATAGATTACCTTCGTTCTATCCGCTCCTGACGATAGGTTTATCGGGGTATCACCCATAACATCTTCAACAATGGCACTGAGGTCTGCTTTAAGCTGCTTTTGTTCAGCCCGGAATAAGACTTCAACTTCTTGCAATGCTGAGTCATCTATTTGCACACCATTGGTTTCTAGTTCCACCAGTGTTGTAAGCATTTCATTCATCAACTCAACGATATGTAATAGGCTGCTATTGTTTGGCTGATCAAAATCCTTCATCTGATCGACAAATATACTGGCGCAGGACCGGACATCAGCTTCAGCATACTCTATAACTGTAAGCAAAGGCATGGCCTCAAAACCAACGCCGCTCTTGAACAGGTCATCAACTAAATCTGATTTCTTTTGAACAATATCTAAACTCATTCCGCTCTCCTTTCAGCTATAGCTTTAAGAGATAGTTGAGTGCGCTGGCCCTTCGCCAAGATGTATTCATTGATCATCGTGCATCTAACAATCGGCGGGATTGGCATCCTCATCGATGTCAGCCACAAGATGTCGAATTTGGCATTGTGAGCCACAAGCATGTCAGCAGTTTCTAAGGCTTCAACTAAATCATCTGGACTGTCAGGCACTGCTTTTTGGTCATGATGAAAAACCATATGATAAACTTGATCTACTCTGCCATTTTCCAACCAACCGTAGTGGGCAGATACGCAGCGATTGTTTGGATTGAATGGTGAATTATCAGTCTTACCCCCAATCCGTTGGACTGTGGTTTCTAAATCTAGCACTAATATTTTCATTACATTCTCCCGTAAAAACGGGTGGCGTTTGGATCAGATTGCTTATCAAACAAATACCAACAGGAGTTGTCTTTCCCTGCAGTTTTATCGAACCACTTCACTCTGCCAATACTGACGATCTTGCGTAGTCGTGGCAGGAATTGAGTTGATTGCTTGGTATGCATCCAATCTGCATCAAACAGCAGCCATGTAGGTCTGAGGTCAGATAACTGCACGATGAGTGGGTGCAGTATAGAACGGTCCCATGGTGGATTTGTTATGATGGTATCAGCACCTTTTAAATGATGCTCTTCAAGCAACAGGGCATCATGCATGTCTATCCCAACACCATTAGGTTCGATGTCATAAGCACTCACGCATTGCAGACCTATGGCAGAGACAGAGCGAATTAACGCTCCATCACCAGCACAAGGCTCACAGAAGGTTTGTACATCTTTAATGTATGGGATTAGCGGGGCCACGGCTTCAACCGGGGTGCGATAGAAGTCCCGTGGCTTTCTTGCGAAATCAGAGCGTTTACCCATTATACATTATACCTGCTAATTAACGGCTCAATCGTGCAGTTGATCATGCCATGGAAGGGGGAAAGTTTGTTTTTGGACAGGTTCAGGAACCGTCTGAGATCAGGCCCATCATTGCTGGGTGCTGACATGCCAATACCGATAATCAAATCGAGTTCAGCTTGCTTGCTCGTCTTGCTGTCAGCCATCATGCTGGCTTCAACTCTGGTTCGATTTTCAGCTTCGATACTGGCTTGCGTAACGCAGAGTATGGCGCACTTATGACGTTTGGCTAATTCACGCACCGATTGATACAGCGCACCTAGTTTTCGGTGTAGACCGTCATAGGTGCCAGATATTTCCAGCTTATCGATCTGGTCTAAGATTACGACATCAGCAGGATATTTAGTTAAGAACGCATCTAGCTTGTCTACATTCCATCCATTGATTTCCCTGAAGCGCATGTTGGAATCAATCTCTTTAAATTTACCCCGTACTTCAGCAGACCGGGTAATGCATTCCTTCGCACTTACCCCCGCCCAGGATTGCATTCCACGTAGCTTAGTAATCTGCACATCTTCCTCATTACAGAGATAGAAGACCTTGGCACCTTGCGAGGCAAAACCCCCCGGACCAGCACAGATTGAAATAGAAAAGCATGTCTTACCGGCCTCAGTTCTAGCAAATATTGCTCCGAAGTTACCCGGTCCAACGCCATACAATTCTCTGCTCAGTGTAGGGATGTTAAACTGCCATTTGTTTTCATTGCTGGTAAACGCCATCAACTCATCGATGTCGGCATCACAATCTTCCCCGAAGTCATCAGGCATGTAGCTTTCAGCTACATTCTCAATCAGGCGCTTTAACTTAGTCATAGCTGCGCTATCACCTTCAGCCATATTAATGCCCAGAGATGCTACATCCCGGCCTATTTCTTGCCGCCACAAGGATTGAATGATGTCATCTGCCACAGCCTCTGTGATGGCAGGAGCGGTTTTGAGGTTATCTAGTACATCTCGAAAGTCATGAATTATGGCTGATGTAGCCATTGGGTTCTGCGACATCCACATAGCAAATAGATCGTCAGGCTGTAGGTCATTTTCATATTTACTATGACCTTCAACTATCAAATCTAAAATCTGTAGATGTTCGTCAGCAAAGATTGACCGTCTGATTCTCTGCTGATGATTTTCGTATACCTGTCTGCTTAATAGCGTTTTTAGTAGATTGATTTCCACTTTTATCTGCCCCTTGTTGTTGGTTTAGCAACGCTACTAATAACATGGCAGAAGACATAAAAAAAGCCCCAGAAAAATCTGGGGCCATTTTATTTTTTATTAAAGAGTATTAGCTATTTCGGAACTTCATCTGTGTGATGTCCGGGCTTTTATCTCCCCGTCTTTCCTTCATATCCACCTGATGAAAAATAACATTTTTGTTATCTTTAACGATGGCAGCTATGGATTCTTCAATTCTAGTTTGTTCAGCGGCAGCTTCTTTAAAACCACCATCAATATTGTAGTCAATTATGACCACTGCACGGGCTTTCATTTGGTGTAATCCCCAGAGTTTAATAAAAAGTATAGCTGTCTACACTGCCTCTATAGAATAATGAGGTGGTAGCAACCGGTAAATTTAGATTTATATAAAATAAGGTGGGGCTTGCGGGGCGTCCTGCCAACTTGACGCCGAAACATACATTCCACCAGCGAGGATATAGGTACTAATTTTCATCATGGAAGATAGTAATCGTCTAATCAAACTACCCTTACCCCCAGATTTAAGCCACGAATATGAATATATCATTTCCGTTTTCATGCTAAAAACACCTCCAGTTCTGCAAGCTGTGTCGTTGTTGCAGCCGATTAAAAAAATAGAAACAGGAATAAAAAACGATTTATTGTTCATTTAATTACCCCCATGATCTTATCAGAAGTTAAGTTCTTTAAATCTAGTTTAGTGAAACGCAATTTGCAGTTCGATAACCTAGACGCTTCAATAATTGCATTACCACTAGCATCATTGTCAAGTATTAATGTAAAACTTTTATAGTCAATTAGTGCCGACTTTATACCATTAGTTATCTTTGTTCCTAGAAGGGCCACTCCTGTATAACCCGGAATGCAGGATACAGCACAAGCTGATGGCACATCCTCGACCAGTATAGCATGATCACCATTACCTACATGAATACCGCCATCTAGTTCACCATAGGACCACCACTTGTACTTACTGCCACACAGACTGCGTCCCACCGCCCCGGTGCTGTCCTGATTGTAGAATAACACACGCTTTTCAGCAGGAGCATATCTGATTTTAATTAGACCAGCTTGATAGGCTTCTAGAGAGTTTACTTGCTTCAGGTATAACATGGCAGGGCCGTAGTTATCTGGCTTAGTTACAATAGCTGGAACAGGAGATTTCTTTTTAGTTTCTCTGTCTGGCCTCATATTATTTAGATAGGCTTTGGATGAAGAGATTGATCTTCTGCCCCGGTAGCTGCCCTTGGCTGAACAGGAAGCCCGATAACAATTCCAAATTACTCGCTCGTCAGACTTATCTATAGTGAACTTGTTTGGACCCCCGCAAAAGGGACAGTTCATTGTAAGACGATCCCCATCTTTAAGATGCAGGGATTTGATTACATCTAGCTGATCCTTATAGCTGGTCATGTCTCCCCACAATCAACACACAGCTTGTTAAACGTGAGATGGGGATAAACCCGATTGCTCCATTCTTGCTCTTCTTCTATCCACCAATCGGCTGTGGAATTAGGTCTAATGGTAGCAAGAACATCATACATATATTGATCCTTTTCTAGGATCAGGGTGCCGCATGAATCACAACAGAATGATTTATCAGCAGTATGTTTTACTTGTGAGTATTGTTTTCTTAATTCATCAATAAGCTTATATCTTATCTTCATTATTATTCCCCCTTATTACACTAGTATATTAGTTAGGGGTATACCTGCCCCCCACGGGACAGGCGTTAGCCTAACACGAATCACACATTAGTCAATCAATTAATTAAGCCACTTAGTTATGGGCGTTGTTAATTTTTATCGACTTAACTTGTTGAAATCGTGTAATAAACAGTTGCCGCTTTGGTTGCGGGTTCAAGTCCTGCCGGGCCTACCATCACATTGTTATTAAACACTATTTTTCAGCAAGTTTATTTTACTTAACATTATTTTACATTTTGGGTCAATTTTTATTTATTTTTGAGCGTTCTAATGACCGGGCTGATTCTTCTTCATTAAAGGGCCGTATAGAGACCGGCACCAGTGCAGCCCATGAAGCCTTAAACAGCCCGGACATAATCCCACTTATACCTCTCGCAACTAACTGGCTTTCATACTGACTGTCAGGGGCCATACGCAGCTTACACATGTCAGCCCACGCATCTAATGAGCCAGACCACCACCATTCTGTCATGGTGCTTTGTGGTAGCACTCCACGGGCTTGCTCTGGACATACACCTTCAGACAAAAGGTCTAGGTAAGCTGCCAAACAATATCCTTGAACTTTCAAAGAACCTACAGGTGAAATTTTTACTAAACCATCACTGCCCTGCTTTTTATCAGCACTACGTCCACGCCACTCATCAGGCTCGTAGAACTCAGGTTTATCGTCTACATATCTACGACTGATCTCGTTCCACCGGAGGAACTTATGCTTGACCAGTTGTCGTGCTACGAAGATGGGAGCCTTAACATGAAAGCTTGCGAAGCAGTGTCCAAATGGAGACATGTGCTTGTGATCAGCTAAATATTTAATTAGGTTAGAATCTTTGGTTAGCAGGGATGTATAATGATCGTCACGCCAATCCGGGTTCCATTCACTGGTTTTACCAAAAGAAACTCTTGCGGCGTTAACCACTGACAGGTCAGACCCCATGTGTTCAAGATATGTAACTTTAATAATGTTTTTAATCCTTAGTGGTATGTTTTAAGTCAGCGAGTTCATTCGCTAACTTCTTTGCTAGTCTTTCCCAATGATCAGCTTCTCGTTTTAAAATTTGGTATCGTTCTAAAAGCGCAGAATACTCATCTCTGTTTATCATGTCGTTTTGCTCGTTTTATCAGGAGAGGTTTCATAAATTTTAACCAACAGTCGGCGCACCAGGCTTTTTCCAACTGAAAGCACAATGCAGCCTCATCACACTTGCTGCACTTATGCATGATTACGCTTTGCGTAGCGTTTGGATTGACCGGTAGCTGCCAGCTTGTCTGTGTGGCGCACGTAAATAGATAATACGTCCATAGTTTTGTGACCTGTAACGCTACGCAACTCGGCATTAGTACAGCCAGACTCTGCCATCTCTGTGGCCCCGGTTCTGCGTAAGTCAGCCATCTTTAAATGTTTGGGTAGACCTGCAGCTTGTCTAACGATGTCCAAATGACTGTTGTACAATCTCCTACAAAGGTAAGGCTTGTACACTCTGTTAGTCCAATGACTCTGTCCGGGGTTATCATTAATCACAATATTACGATAGAAGTTGTGACGCTTGGTATTGTCCAACCGCTCTTTCAACCAATCACTGACAATGACCTTAATCGCTGTGCCGGTCTTCTCCTGAACAAATTGCAAACTGGGGGCATCCATATCAATATGCTGAGATTGCAGTGTAGAACCATCAAAATTCTCCCACGTCAGTTGACGCATATCACCCGGACGCTGACACAGATCATAGCAAAGCAGGATGAGTGTACCTAGACCGCTGTAACCTAGATTATCAGCAGTATTGATGGCCTTCTTAACTTGTTCCGGGGTCCACATCACCGTGCGTGAAGGCAACTGCTTGATCCCCATCTTCAAGAAGGGGTTTGTTTTAGCGAGGCCCAATCGAACACCTTGGTTCCACACAATACGCAAAACCTTACACACATGTGCAGCATGATGCTTACTACCATTAGCCCTACAGTGCATATACACAGATTCAGCATATTTATAATCTATTGAAGCTATTGGCGTATCGATCAATGGTTTGATATGAGAACCGATTGGCACGTACAGAACAGCATTAAGGAGTTGGTTGTACACCCGCTTAGAGTTGTCAGTTAAATCTATCCATAACGATGTTTTTCTGTACGCTATGACCAGTGCAGCCACAGAGTTCTGATCGATCCACTCAGCGGTCTTGATCTTACGTTTGTAATCTCTGAATTGGTGCTGGCATTCTAGTATGTAATTCTCAACAGCGCCAATATCGGGGGATTGGAAATACCGCACGTCAATTGCATCTCTCATTGATTTGCTGGGGTTCCAATAAAATTCTACTCGCCCGTCAGACATGCGTTTAGACTTAGCTTTTGCCATGATCATCTCCATAAGTTTAGCAATGTGTATTAATTAATAGAGCCACTAGTTAAATGTCAATGTAAATTAGCTGTTGCGCTACTAATAGCTGTAATATATACAGTGATCAGACGGGTTCTCCCTGCCGTCTCACCTGACTGGCCCATGCAATTCTCCCCCGTTTTGCATGGGCCTTTTTATTAAAAAATAACAAAACTATTGACTACGCTACTAACTAGTGCGCTAATGAGAATCGCTAAACACTGAAAAGGAGCGATTATGCTTATTAATAACATCATTGAATTGCAGCAATCATTAGCCGGGGGATCACTCACTGATGTCGGCGGCTATCCTAAATATTGGGTTACTAAAGATGGCGGTACACTCAGCTTCGATGCCGTGCATGACAACATCGATCTGGTCAAAGCAGCTATAAAAGATAGCGATGATGACAGTTGGCAGGTGCAGGGCTGTGACATTAATTGGGAGGATGCGTATTTAACCTGTGATCATACCGGCAATCGCATTTCTTCAGCATACTGTGAGGTGGAATGATGCACTGTAAAAAACGGATGAATAAAAAGCAGCGACATGATCAACAAGTGCTGATACCAGTATCTGGCAAAGCGTTCATACTCTCAGATTGGCGGGAGCGAAATCAAGGCATATTTGCAAAACAAACTAAACATAATAAAGTGAAGAAGGCTAAAGTATTGCGGGGGATGCGGTGATGGCTAAAATAACTCTTAAATTTTGGGCTAAAGGTGACCGGGAACGTGTCTATATTAATAATGATGACAATCAGTCGCTGGGATATTTTGAGCGGATCACTGATGCAGAGGAGCGGATGCCTAATAGTTACTATGATAGGCACCGTTTGGCAAAAGGTGATCTGTATGAATATTCAGAAAGCTACCGTTTTGTCGGATCAAATGATCTTAGAGAGCGTATCATCACCTCTCTGCAAATAACTGAGATTGATGGAGATGATTGGCACAACTTCACTGAGGTCAGTAAAAAGGCCAAAGGCGGGTTTCCATGCTGGTATGGCAATACTCCAGACGATGAGGCTAAACGTCTTCAAGTCGAGCGTGATGCCGCTGTTTATGTATTGGGAGCAAGCTGATGACTGATAAATTTACCTTAGAGTTTAGTCTGTCTGATTTTGATAAGATGAACCATACCAGCATGGCCTCGTTCCACATTCAACAGGAGCATCGTTTTGAAACTTGCTCTGATCAGCCTCTACCTACGTCTGAGGATGGTATGATAATGTATTGGATGGGTCCAAATGATCTCACTGCGATAGTGGGGGAGAAGATACTGACTGCTGCAGGATATGAAGTGCATAGACTGTGGGATTTTGTTGAGAACCCGGAGCCAGAGTGGTGCTTGCTAACTGATTATAAAAGTAGTTTTTGGGAGCAAGCTGATGGGTGATGTTTTAATCTTAGACACCGTTTCGGAAAAAACTGACCGCACTCCTCGTAATGGTGGGCCGTGGAGAGCCATGATTGGTTACCGTGAGCCTAATGCCGCAAGTAAGCAGGGCCGTAGAATAAAATATGTGACATGCTACGGGCCTACTAAAAAGGGTGCAATTGCAAGCGCCAACATTCAACTCCAGTTGCGTGTTGAGGCTGCAAAAACCAAACGCATGGAGCAAGCTGATGGCAGTTGAAAAAGACTATGAGTTTCTTTTTGATGACGGTGCTGTTCATAGGTTGCAAGCCAAAACTAAGAGCAAAGCCACTATTCTATTGAGTGCTGCTTGCCCAGACCGTGTAGGTCAAACGGCCCATGGATCAGATGAAAATGGTAAAGTATTTAAGGCCACAGTAATGAAGTTGGAGCAAGCTGACTAGCTTCCAAATATACCGATAGACAAAAGAAAACCCGGTTCTGCATATTGCCAGAGCCGGGTTTTTATTTTACTCGCACGTCAATGTATTATGACCGTATCTGATGCACTACCTGATATCCGTGACCGCCATCATGTGAGGGCATACTTACTGCTTTATTGTTACTGACAACAACTACATCAATTTTATTATTATTAGTGGGATTTGAGTTTTGGGCCGCATCGATCAAAGCTTCACCCACCTCAACAGCTAACGCTGGTGTAAGAATCATTAAAACCTCCAATTTTAGAATGTTCCCATTCTGTTCTAAAACTACTCGCACGTCAATTAGTATATGACCGCTATGATATCGCAAATACGTATCAAATCAACAGTTATATTATATCATACGTGAAAAAAGTGGATTTTGTTGATGGCGTTTTAGATTTTATTAAAAATTATTAAAAACGCTATTAATAATTGCAGAATCATAGCTGAAAATCGTATCTTTTCCGGGCTAAACTCTGAAAAGGAACAAAAATGAAAAGCTTCAAACTTCTAGAAACACGGGGCGGTAACGCTAAAATAAAAAAATCACAAAAGGATTCTGAATATAAAATAGCAAGCTTGTCACTATATCCCGACGATATCATATGCCCGGCTCGTAATTTGGCGCAATGCGCTAAACCTTGCCTAAAATTTTCCGGGCTTGCTGATGTTTTCAAATCTGTAAATCAATCAAGAAAATTGAAAACTGATCTATGGCATAATGATCAAGCGCAATTTCTGGAAAGACTCAGAAAAGAGATATCTGCATTTGAACGCAAATGTAAAAGAGATGGATTCAAATCAGCTTTTCGATTGAATACAATTTCAGACATCCAATACGAACGGTACGGAATACCGCAAGAATTTAGTGATAGTCTATTTTTCGATTACACTAAAATTGCAGCTAGACTCGGCAATACACCAGAAAACTATAAATTGATGTTTTCCTATTCTGCAGCACCCAAGTATCAAAAGGCTGTTAACCGGGCTTTGAAAACTAACGTACCAATATCTGCAGTATTCCGGGGCGGTAACCCGGCAAGCTTTATAGGACGCCCGGTGGTTAATGGTGATTTATCAGACCTACAAAATGTATTTAGCGGGGCTGTAATATTGGGGCTTAGACTGAAAGGTCCAAAACGGATTCAGATGCTGCAGGATGCATTAATAATAGACAACCCGGATTTGATTGAATTGCGGGGGGCTGCATAATGAAAACCTGCAGAAAAACTTGGATGAAAGTTTTACAAGCTTATCGGTTCACTAATGACGGCACCATGACAACGGAAACGGCAAAAGAGCAAAAACACGCTAATAGTGCGGGGGCTTATTGTGTTGTTTTGAGTAAGCAATTGAAAATTTTATCAACCCCAAAATTACAAGCTGATTTAATCGACCGGGAAATATTGCGCCGGGGTTTTGTGCGATATACGGGGCGGCAATGAATACCGTTTTTATGTTACTTGGCTATCTAATAGCGTTGTTGTGGTTATTTGATATTCTTTTCTAACGCTATTAATAAAGTACTTTACTATTACAGCGAATCAAAATACTGACGGGGGGCGGGGCTTAAATATCGCCCCCTAATTTTTGCTAAACCTAGAAAAGGAAAAACAATGCCATTTGATCTGATCCACACACACACCGAAAATGCCCCGGTATTATCTACTGCAGATATTTGGGATAATTGCCCCGCTGCATTCACCAAATCAAAAAGCCCGGAATTGTCAGGGCGGTATGGTTTCGTTGATACCGCTGCAGCTATTTCAATTCTAAACGATCACGGATGGAACCCGGTTCGGGCGGTACAAAAACCGAGTCGGCTATCTGAAAACATACCGTTTCAAGATCATATGATAAGCTTTGCGGCAACGGATAATAATGACCGGGAAAATCAGCCAAATATTATTCTTTATAATTCACACAACGGAAAATCAGCTTTAAAATTGTTTATCGGTGTTTACCGTATGTTATGCAGTAATGGCATAATCGCCGGGGACTCGTTGTTTGAATCTAAAATGAGACATAGCGCAACAACTGCAAACGGATTCAGTAATTTAATACAATCGCAATCTGATAATGTCCCGGCTTTGATGGATAAGATTGACGGTATGCAGAATCAGATTCTTGATCATGATCAGATAGTTGATTTCGCTTATGATGCTGTGAATCTTCGTTGGGATATGCTGCAGGATACCCCCCCGGATAATCGCAATGGTAGTTATGCTGATCAGTTTAGGACTGTTAAACAAGCTTTGCGAGTGCGGCGACACGGTGACGGTGGTAATGATAAGTACACCGTATTCAATAGGCTCCAGGAATCTTTAATCCGGGGCGGGGTTGAGATTGAAAGCTACACCAAACGCAATCCAAACGGTGCGACTAGGAAAGCAAAGCCTCTGGCATCTTTAGCCGAAACGGTGCGAGTTAACCGGGAATTGTGGAATCTAGCTGATAGTGTTGCAGCATGATACGCAAGATTCTAGGTGATTTATTGGGGGCGGTATCAATTGCCGCCCTGTTATATGCAGCATTGTTTCTGCCATTGATATTTGAATAGATAGCTGCAGCAAAAGCAAACAAGCCCCGGTTTAATCGCCGGGGTTTTTTATTGTCTAGATTCCTAATTGCTCTAGTAAAATATATTTTATTACGCTATTAATTAATAGGCGGATGATTCTACTGATTCCGCTATTTGCTAAACCTAGAAAAGGGGCCAAAAATGAATGCTTTAGATTACCATAAAGACAAAGCCCGGATTTCAGATGAATCAAAAGTGTATCTTTATACATGTTCTGAATATGGCAGAATTTTCGTTGTCGCTACCGTGACTCTCGATCCCTCATTACCTAGAGGGAAGGCCGTTTATAATGATGATAATTTCGGGGGGCTTGTCCTAAACGCTAGTGATGCATTTTTAAAAGCTAAAGAAAAAAAGATAAGGTATAGCTAATGACTTTAATTAAATTGAGAAAATTAGCTGCAGAAAAAAATCTAAAAATTGAAACGTCTAGAGATGTTAGGGGGTGGTCCTATTGGCTAGTAGATAAAAACGGCAAAGATTTATTTGTAGATGATAATTTTTATACATCTAAAAAAGCTTTGTTGTTAGCTTTAAAAACTATATGAAAAAAACCCCGGTTTAATCGCCGGGGTTTTTTATTGTCTAAAATCCCAATTGCACTAGTAAAATAACACTAACAATGTATTCTGTTTATAGCGGTGCTGATTCGTTGTTCCGCTATTTGCTAAACCGAAAAGGAAACCAAAAATGAATACCTTCATCAATTTTATTGTCATAACAGCAGCGACTCTTTTTGCTTGTGTTGGCTCGTTTGCTATCCCCATGATTGCAGAAACATATGTTACCGGGCTTGGCACATTGTTACTTGTGCCATGCCTTATCGGTTGCCCCTATATCGCTGCACATGTGCCGTCTATTGTTTTAGGGGGCAAGTAATATGACCGATATTGAGAAAATCAACCTGTTAACAAGCCCGGAATTTTTGGCTGCATTACTTGCGGCAATTGTTGTGATCGCTTGGCTTATTGCTGATTTGATTATTTGGCTGGAATCCAGATCCACACAAAAGCAAATTGATGCCATTACTGAAAAGTACGCAAAAGAACGGGCTGCAGATATCGCAAAGCACCGGGCTTTTTGTAAGCAATACAATATCGAAACAAATCTTTAGCTATAGCCGCCCCCATAAACCGGGGCGGTAATTAGCTGCAGAGTTAATGCAGTAAATGCTAAACCTAAAAGGAAAGACAATGGAAAATCTAACGCTAACAAAAGCCCCGCCCTGCCCTATGAAAGATGAAAGCAATTGCCGCCCCGGTGATTTAATGGATAGCGGTAAACCTGCAAAATATGAGTCTGTAGTGATACCATCAGATCAATGGTTTGATTTGAAAATGGATATTGCTAACGCATTGTTTGATTCATGGTATGACAGTATCCCAAATTATGACCCCTATAAAAAAGACAGTAACGGTGATTTAGTTTTGAAACTTGCACCGCAAGAACGCTTTGAAAAATGGTATGATCATGCTGAAAATATCCTATTGGAAAATGGCATTGATTGCGTTGAAACGGGGGCAGAGTCATGATTAAATTGTCTTTAAATATGGATATAACTATATCAGTTAGCCCGGATTATCTGCAGCGAGTAGGTTTAAATCTAGATGATAAACCCGGCGATATGACTCTAGATTCAGACGGTAATCCGACTCCCATTGCACAATCTGCAATCAATCAATGTTTCCGAAACAATAGCCGGGTTTTAGATTCATTAACGATAACCGATATACAGGTTGAGTCATGAAAGGATTCACTTGCGTTATAAATATTCGGCTTGATCCATACCGGCAAGCTAACACCCGGCAGGAATTTATAGACAATTTACTGCAGGAATATAACGAGCAATGCTACGGGTTACTTGATCTAAAAGAGCAGGATTTAAAAGAGATTGAAGAACACGATTAAGCCCGGTTACATTGTTTAGATAAGCCCCCGGTTTAATAGCCGGGGGCTTTTGCTTTGGGGATAAGCTGCAGCATCAGCCACAGATAAGCCACAGCACAGCCACAGACAAGCTGCAGCATCAGCCACAGATAAGCCCAAACGGTGCACAAAAGAGTCACGCCCTGCAGGTTTTCAAAACACGCAAAAGAATTTTACCGGGCTATTTTATTGCAGCATTTAACATGATTTTATTAATGATTTATTCTCAATTGTTAACTGAATTATAAACTAACGGGCTTTTTTCTTTTGTTTTCAATAGATTATCATTTGCCAGACAGACTCACTTAGTCAGGGGGGCGAAATATCATAATAAAATCGTTTAAAATCAATGATTTATCAAATCGATCAATAAAAATCGAGGGGGGCATGTGCCGTGGGGGGGTGTACCCGTACCGTATACAACCCTGTCGTATTTTGGGAAAATCACAACTGTAAAACCGGTCATTCATGACTACAATTTCTGAGCGGTGGAAATGAAAACCGTCAAGTTCCTACAATAGTGTTAGATGTATTGATGTGTAAATTGCAACTATTGGTGTAAACTTTAGTTGACTCTATAATGCCACTCTACTATATGTCGTTATACGGGGTGTAGTACACGCTGTTTCTAGTAGGGGCTTTGCTATGAGCGAAGTTTGCTATCCTAAATTCACATTACATTTATCGACTGACTTTAGTGTGAATGATCATGGTGTATGCCATGTTATTACGAATGTTTATGCTGATGATGACACTGATGCTGTTAGTACTTCGGAGCCATTGAATGAGATACTGGATCGTTTGTTAGACGAGTATACTGATGTTCAGGGTTACCAGCATTTGTATTGCATTGCACATGAGTTCAGTCGGTTCTCTGAGATATTGCGGGAGAAGGCTGCTACGGTTGAAGACAGCGATGAAGTTGTAGCTGATTTGTTTAACATCCCTGTTGAGTAAGCAGTTATCTTTCTTTTGTGTTGATCCTATTGAGCCTGGACATGAGGCGGGAACTAAACATTGTCCTTCTTGTGGTAAGCGGTTTCGTGTGAAGCGGACGTACAAGCCTTATTGTCAGCCCTGCAGTAATAAACATGCGTTAGTAATCACTCATTTGAAGAAAGCTAATCCTATTCCCGATAATCATCGATGTCCGGTCTGTGGTAAGTCTGCTGATCAACTGGTCACTGATGGCGGTAAACATGCTGATAAGATCGTAACACCATGGAGATTGGATCATGATCATTCCACCGGTCAGTTCCGGGGATATTTATGTAACTGCTGTAATATTGGATTAGGCAGATTTAAGGATGATCCTGTGTTGATGGGTAAAGCTATAGATTACCTAAACAAGCATAACAGTTCGTTTTAAGGGCGGTGTTATATAACTACCGCTTGGCAACTACGTCTTTAATAATAGCATGTTTTACCCTAAATGTAAATCCTCTACGCCATTAATAAAGCCTTTTATTAGCTGGTTGACCTACTAGCATAGTAAATGCTATAATAGAATATACAAGGAAGCCTATTGGCTAAAGTAAACTTAGTTCTTATCAGAGCAGCTATTCGTGAACATACAGGTCAAGAGTTAAGTCTTGAACGTGTTCGTGACCTTCTATTGGCTGAAGGTTTGATTACCCCCTCACAAGCAAAAGACCCTGATTTAATCTTTCGAGGTTATGGAGAGTATTTTGAAACTGATGAGGCATCAACACGGGTAGAGCCTCTGGATGAGATCATTCCAAAGGAAACGCAATATGAAAGCGACCAAAGCTAAGTGCGGGGCGTCTAACCCTGCCACTCAGAAGTCCACTCCTAAAATGATGATGGGTGGCATGGCTATGAAGAAGAAACCCGGCATGATGTACGGCGGGATGGCAAAGAAGAAGTCCTACTAATGATGTGGATCGGGGTTATCCTGATCTGCACCAATATTCATTCGGTGCGTAGCTGTCAGGCTATGGTGCGGAATACCCTCCTGTTTGAGAACGAGGCCGAGTGTCGGGAAACTGTTCCGGGGGAATTGGATCAGATGCTTGAACAATTTGGAGGTTGGGGTCACTCCAATTGCTTATCGCTTCCCCAGTATGGTGCTTCTTTATAATTTAGGAATGCTCTAGGGGGGCTGATTGTGATTGATCCGATTAGCGCATTTGCTGCAGCCCAAGCGGCCTTTTCAGTTACCAAAAAGTTAATCGGTGCCGGGAGAGAATTGCATGATGTAAGTTCGCAAATCGGAAAGTGGTATCAGGCTTGCGCTGATGTAACGAAGGCTGAAAGCCAGCGGAAGAACCCAAAAGCCTTTGAGAAGATGAGCCAAGGCTCTGACACGATTGAGCGAGAAGCATTAGATTTAATAGTACGCAAGAAAGCCCTGCTAGAGAAGGAAAAGGAAATTAAATTCCTTCTTAATTACAGGTACGGTCCTAACACGTATAAGGAGATGACCGACCTCAGAAAACAGATTAGAGAAGAGCGGGAGCGCACAGTTTACCGGGCTATGGAAGCCCGGCGTGATATGATGAACAACGCTGTTATCCTTGGCTTGTCGATTGGCATCGTTGGGGTTCTAGGCGGCGGTGTATATCTGCTCATGTTAGCGTTATGAATGTGGTCCTACCGCTCATTCTAATCGGCTCTTTGGTTAATCCAGAATATGTAACCTGCAACCTATGGAAACGTACTGAAGGTAGAGATGGTAAGGTTTGTATCTACTCTGGGGCGAACGGAACGATAGCATATCATTATGCAGAACGCAGTTTCACTGAATGCCCCCGTCAGTTCCAATGTAGGTACGCTCCCAATTCTAAGGGCAGAGTTACAATAAAAGATATCATGAAGGGGATTAGTGATGGTTTCTGATATTGGAGGGATAGCATCTCTCTACAGACCTCCTGCAGTCAGAGATATCCAGCCAGCAAACATACCGGCGGTATCTCCTGCAGCTATTCCCCCCCTCGCTCATCCTATGGTTTTGGATTTATTGTATGACCGGTTCGGAAGAGTATTCCACAGCTATGACGTTGGCCGGGTTGTTAGTACCGAGGCGTAAATGGGCAAGATCAATAAAGATAAGATGGCCTGTAACAAGCCTCGTCGCACTCCTGATGGGCCGAAGAAGTTTGTTGTGAAGGCATGTCAAGATGGGACTGAAAAGATAATCCGCTATGGCGATCCCAACATGAAGATCAAAAAGTCCAATCCTGCTAGACGCAAATCTTTTCGTGCCAGACATAAGTGCAGCACGGCTAAATCTAAACTGACCGCTCGTTATTGGTCCTGCAAGAATTGGTGAAATTATGTCCCTAGTTGAAAATATGAATGCTCGTAAAAAAGCTGGAACATCTCGTTCTAAGAAAAACAGTACCGTTTCACCAAAAGCTTATAAAAATATGAAA